GGCTGTCAGACCTGTAGCACCAAGGTAGAGCTCGATTGACTGGGATGTTGAGCCGGGAGCGATTGTGATTGTAGATGCGTTGCGCTCATTACCACCGTTGTACTGGATGTTCGTCGGGTTGCTTGTGATGACTCGGTAAGTACCAAAACCTGCATCTGGTCCAGTGCCTGTCCACGTTACGCCGTAGAAGTCAGTAGCCGGTGCGCCCGTTGCAGTACCAAAGGACTTATTCGGGCTGTCTGCATAACTCGTACCCGGTTGGAGGTTGTTTAGACCGAACAGGAGGCTCTCGAAAGAGTCAACGCCAAAGACTCCAGCACTTGAACTTGTGACCGATGTCGGTATATTAGTAACATCAGTACCGCAACTTACAAACCGATTGTAAGTTTGCGAACCACTGACCGATGATGTGCCTTTAATGCCGATGGCACATCGTTTGAATATACTGTTTTTGATTGTCAAAAATGCATTTGCAGACCCACCAGATTGTTCTATTCCACCCGTAGTATTTACAAATGTGCAGTTTGTGACTGCTGCTGTAATTGAATAGAGCAACGCTTTGTCACTACTTCCGCCATCAAAATAGCAGTTTCTGATTACTGTAGTGTCAGATGCTTGAGAAGCTCCAGTTATATAAAAGGCATACGCAGTAGATGGGCCAAAATAACATTTGTCAAATGTTGCATCCAATGGTGTAGACGCTGTTGCTGTTAACCTGACTTGACCACCAGAATTCAAAGATGGAGCATTTTCGGTGCGAAATATACAACTTGTAAACTTTATGTATCTAGAAGTGAAAAATTCAATACCACTAGTAGTTGCTGTATGGGCTGTCTCAAAAACTATGTTACTAAATGAATAATAGTTTTTTGATGTTGCCGAAATCAAGAAGGTGTTGTTATTTACAACCGCAGTACCTGCGGCGTTGTATGCCGACAGTTTGACTACTCCAGCATTCACACCGGGAAACTGTGATGCTGTAGGATTGCCAATAATCTGAACTTCGCTGGTTGGACTAGTAGCAAGTACATTGATGCTCTCGGTATAAGTACCCGGAGCGATGTAAACGATGTCACCACCTGTTACAACAGACCCAGATGCAAACACTTTGCCTATTGTCTGCCACGCTTGCGTAGTGGCAGGACCTGTGCCAGTATTGGAGTTGTTACCATCCGGTCTTACATAGTAAGTAGCCATTATTCAGCAGTCCCCGCCACGATTTCTTGAGCCATAATCACTGAAAACTGAGTGCTGTAGTTCTGTTGAAAGACAGCATCCTGTGTAACCCACCAACCAAATACACTCGTCCCATCAGGCCCGAAAGTACCGAGCAGTTTTCCGTTGTTGTCATAGATGTCACCGAACACAATCCAGTCACCGGGACTCAACGGATTAGGCTCCAGCCTGTAGTTTTGCAGGTTCATTTGCCCACCTTCAGCGCATTGATTCCCGTACCCTTGAAAGGCATCGTGAGGAAGCCCAGCGCAGCACTCATCGCAGCGGTGACACCAGCCGCTACAGCCTTACTTCCGTACAGTGCCATCACTGCGCCAAGCTCGGCGATGTCCTTGGCTTCAGCAGTACGAACGCCATCACCAAAGACCGTGCTAAAGGACGCGACAAAGGCGATCAAGACAACCACGACCAGCCTACTGATACTTATTCCGTTCATCGTTTCGCCTCCAGTTTGGTGATGCTTGTACGCATCTCACCTGTTACAGTTTCAAGCCTACCAATACGCTCACCGTGGTCTTCAATTTTAGCGGTGTCAACGGCTCCACGTTTGTCCATGCGATGCAAAAACTTGATGATGTAGGCAAGCAGACTAATAATCCCAGTTACTGCCGCTAAACCTATGGTTGTCCATTCTGATGCGCCCATTATGCCACCCGCTCCACTAGTCCACAGTGCTGTACCAATAATTCAGATTGCCCAAAGTCAGTACCAATGACATCAAAGTATCTGGAATCATCACCGACTAGGTAGACCCGGTCTTGAGGCATGACATCAGCTGCAACGGCCACTATGAGTGTCCATTGCGCTGATGGCTGTATCGCCCCACCAACTATAGATTCTGTGTCGCTTTGGTTGGTAACCCGTGCAGGATATTCGGCAACCTTGCGCCATGTCTCAGTAGCACCGCCGCGACCATCTTCGGTGAGCGTGAAGCGGTGAACCTCTACACGGTCTTGGCAAAGGTTACGAACCATGCCTGCCTGTATGGTCTGACGTAGAAGCGGGCTCATACAACCACCAATGGGCGATACTTATCAGCCATCTCTAGGCAGTGGCTTTTGAGTTGACTTAGCTTGACATCGGATGCGCCTTCTTTAGCATCGATTTCAGCAACCACACGGGATGCTTTGACCATCCACATCTGACGGGCTACGGTTCGGACATCGTATCTTTCAACATTGATACTGCCCATGTCTACCCAAGTCAGTACCGGATCGGATGTCCCGTCTTGGATTGACCAGCCTTTGTATTGTGCCGCTGGATAGGCTGGAAACTCTGGTTGTGTGCTGGATGAAGTACCAGCCACCCGTGCCTCATAAACCCGCCCATTGGGCGTTGTAGGCACTACACGGTCACCGACAGCGTAAGTGGTTGCCGCTGTCCATGTGCTGAAGCGGGAGTAGATGTCTAACGCACTACCAATCTCGGTAGTGGAGAGCTGTGGGTAGGATGTGGCATCGCAGAAAAGACTAACTTGCGCGATTGCCTCGGCTCTGGTCATCATGCGCTAAGTATCCCACATAGGGTCTTTGACCCTGACCACGCAGTAAAAACAAAAACCCCCGGCACGTCTGCCGAGGGCTTGATTGAGGGGGCTACGCTATTAGGAAGCGTTGCTTGTTGCGAGAACGATGAGCGAACCAGGTACACGGGCAGATGCCGTACCGGAAACGTTTCCAACGTCATGCGCGTTGAAAGCGAACCGCTCGGTTGCCTTGTAGGTCAAAGCATCTTCCACGAACTTGACTTGGTCACTGACCTCTACGGTCATTGCACGACGGTCACCAAAAGCAACACCCTTTGTCAGGTCGCCAAGGATTGCAACAGGGGTTGTTGCAGCTGGGCTTTTTGGCATATTCTGAACCCACTCGATCGGATAACCGAACAGGGTAGGTGCTTGGGTGTAAGCGTTCTGGATGTCGAGGATGGCGTTTCCACCAAGAGCAATGAGCTTATCAGCCACGCCATTGAAGAACAGGTCTTTGTGCATATACCACTTGGCGTTGTCTGCGTAGGTAGGCAACTTTGCGACCATGCTCTGGAAGTTTGCAAGCGTGAAGTTGGAGAAGTTAGCACCGGAAAGTGCTGCACCAACAACAACACCAGCAATGTTAGCCTTGGTTGCGTTCAGACCATAGACAGCCTGAAGGATACCTGTGATGGAACCGTATGTACCGGAACCATCACCGTTGAAACAGGCATTGTCCTCTTCCTTAGCGATGGCGTAAGCCATGTCACGGGCAAGAGCAGCACCAAGGTCGATAACCGTATCTTCGCCAAGTTCCTTGGATGCAATCGTAAGGACTGCAAGTTTCTTAGCGGAGAGGGATACCTGACCAAAGGTGATGTCAGATGCTGTGATTGCGGTTGCTTCCGATGCATAGTACACAGTTGTGGACGCAGTAGCGGAAGGAACCAAGAGCGTGTCCGAGGACATCGGGTAGATGCGGCTATTGCGGCGAGCAACGCCATACTGCTCACGGAGCCAGATAAGGTCACTGGAAACGATTTCAGGAACCGTATATCCACCAGCAGATGGTGTGCCTTCGGTCTGTGCCTTCATGTGTCCATGCTCGGACAGCCACTTGGTTGCAGACTTTACGCCAGCGAGGTGGCGAGCAAACTGACCAAAGACATAAGCCTTTTCGTTGCGCTCGTCAGTGGATCCGGCAAATGGATTCTTCTGGACGTTGATGCCGCCCTTCCATGGCTTCTTGTCTACCGCAGGGGTAACGACAGGAGCGGTAGCACCAAGGGATTTGATTGTCTCGATGCGCTCTTCAATGTCCTTGGCTTCAACCATCAGGGACTTGACCTGTGCAAGGTCGCCGTTTCCGGATGCCAGTTCGCGAGCTGTGGCAAGGATGCCTTCGCGCTTGCTCTGCAATTGTTCAATGTTCATAGTTGTGTTAGCAACTCCAGACGCGCAAGCAGTTCTGCCCGCTCGTCATTATCATGGGCTTTCGCCTCGACTACGAGATCCGGTTGCACTTCCGGCTGGTCTGCATCCCGCAGAGAATCCCAGACTACAGGTGCCAGCCGTTTAGCGGCTGACCGGCTAAGACCGACTGCATCCCGCAGCCGACGCTCCACACCCCGCAAGGATGCAGGGTGAATACACTTAGCACCGTGCATGGCATACAAGCCCTTTGCACGTTCGGCAAAAGCATCAATCAAGGCGTCTGCCATGTCTTGGCTTTCGATAACTTCCATCGCTCCGGAGAGCGCATCCCAGTAGGCTTCTAGCCCTTCGTGGATAAGTTCGCCTTCGGCTTCCTTGAATATCTCAGCGGCATACTCGGCGGCTGATTGCTCAGGCATAGGAGCCATGACCATCTCTTCATCATCTTCCATCTCGCCCATGCCGTAGTACTCCTCAAGGCTCTTGACACTGTTTCTAAACTCCGCAGGGGTAGGGGTAATCGATGCCTCAGCGATAGGCCACCGGATGATTTCGGAAGCACCGCCCATGGATTTGCGCTCAACCATATGAGCGGCAGCACCGGAACTAAAGCCCATCTTGCCTTGCTTGCACAGCTTTGCAACCATCTTGCCATATTCATCAGCCAAGTCTAACTGCGCTTCATACCAAAGTCCCTCATCGGTCATCTTGATGAAGCCTGTACCGATGGACTTCTTACCAACTGCCTGATCCATACCGTGGTGGTAGTAAACGTTCAGAGGTACGCGCTTGCCTTCGGTCATAGGAAAACCATAGTCGGTTGATCGAGTGAAGTAGTCACCCTCAAGGTCGGTTGCCTTCGTGTCACCAAAGCGCACAAGGTATCCCTTGACATGACCTAAGCGGTCAGACTTGATTCCGTCAACAAAGCTTGTCAGCACGTCCATGGCGTAAGTATCCCACACACCCTATATAAGCTCTCTCAGTGGCCGTACACGCGTGTTAGGCCCCCAGTCTTGGTTTGGTACTACCTGCACAAAATCTGCAAGCGGTTTGCCTTCCATATACATCGCGTATCTTTGAGGCCCCATGATGGCTACCTTGTCAGCATCCGACAATCCAGCAAGGATGCGTTCAGGTGTTGCTACCGGAGGTCTGGTGTCAGGGATAGAAGAATCCCCGGTAATCTCTGCCCATGACATCGTTACAGGCACAAGAACGCACCTGCAATTTACGTGACTAGGCATGATTTCATCTGTTGCATATAGCGTCCCAGATAAAGCCAGACAGGCTAAACATACCCTGCTATCTTGGGTCGCTTGCCGTCGGTATCCTTGCACCGCAGGGTTCTGCGTATAGAGTTGCCTTTGCGCTTCACGGGCTGACCGAATCATCTCTGTACGGGCTATTGTCTCCGCACGTTGCCTACCGATATCAGCTGCACGTCTTACACGTCGTGCTACTGTCCGTGGCCCTTCGCCTAGGCTGATGCCCTGTACAAGTGCCATCTGCATAGCATCGGTTGTTACCTGCGGAATGGTTTCAAATAGGACACCCAGAGGGCTTCCATCACCCGCCATGCCGACAAAGGCTTGGAGCTGTTCGTCTGGCAAGGCTGTCCATGAACTGCCGAGTGAGACGTTAGCCGGTTTACGACCTGCCGCCGCTTCAACCAAGCGCCCGCTCGTCTCATTCGCAAGGATTGCCGATTCGAGTTGTCCATCTGCTGTAATCGTTGCTCCTTCTACCGCAAAGGCTTGCAAGTTACGACCAAGTTCCTCGATGTTGTCTATGATGCGCTGACGCATCCAGAGGATAGTTTGGCTTGGGTCTTCACCGTTTGCCTCACGCTCTGCGATGCGTTCCTCTAGTGCTTCCAGTTCTGCGATACTTGCAGCGGTAGCGGCTTTGTACGCTCTCTGCATCCGGGATATGGCTACGCCTTCACGCTCCAGCAAGTTATTGCGGAACTTCTGCGATGCGGCATAGATTCTGCCCGTGCCATCGTCTACTCGCTTGTATGAGCCTCCATCAGCTCGTACCCGTAAAAAGGGTGAGACTTGTACACTACCCCCGGAGTGCAACAATCTACCGACTTGGACTCTTCACCATGTATCTGGTTGCGCTTGGATGTTGCCCAGCGGAAGCCAGCATCACCGCCCCACAAGTCCCAGGCTACACGGCCAGCCGATGGAAAACCATCCTCACCAGCGTTGAAGCCTTCAGCCTGCTTATCGACTTCATGCCGGGAGAAGAAAGAATACATCCGGAGAATCGTATCCTCGGATAACTGCTCACCGTTGACAATCTGGTTTGCTCTTGCGAGTCCTACCCGTGTGCCACCATCAAAGCCTTCAGCCTTCCAGTCAAGCGCACGTTGTGCGGCTTCCCGCATTGCATCGGTTGGGGCAAACTTCGTGCTGAGTGCCTTGGCTTCACCTTCACGCAGGGTAACCGGAGCTGCTCCCGTGTGTTGCACTGGAAGGTTCAAGAAGTTGGTCACACTGCCGGGGTCGTAACCAGAGCGGATAAGGATACCAGCCGCGTTGGTTGTCTCTGCCAGCGATGCACCTGTACCAGCCTGTGTGCTGATAGCGGATGGATGCAGGATTCCTTCATCCTCTGGCACGGCTTCAAGACCAGCAATGCGCTTGGCTTCTGCACGGTCAATGATGCCTGCCTTATACAGTTTCTCCGCACGATCCGCTTCCGCTGATAGGTCATCAGCCAAAGCCCGTACACCTTCAAGGTCATACTGTACAAAATCACCCTGCTGAGTCTCTGGGTACTCTGGCAGGAGGTCAGCGGTAATCGCATCAGCCAAGACACGCAGGAGAGGAACCATGCCGTCCTCCCACGCTGCCTGCTGTGCCCTCTCAAAGTTGTTGTAGGTGGAACGCTCAAGACCAGCACCAAGACCCAATACCATGGGGTTGAGTCCAAGGGCTGAACAGATACGCTCCTCAGGAACACGTCTCACGGAATCCAAAGCAAGCTCTGATGGCGTTAGGGATACCCTATCCATCTTGTATGCTCCGGTCATGACCACGATACCGCCTGAACCGTCCCCGCTCAGGTCTTCATGAAGTTGTCGCTTGACCTGCCGTGCATCGTCCATTGAGATGTCTACGGTCTGGTCTTTGGCATCAGGCCCTACTATGAGCGATGGCATCGCACCATTAGCCAGCAGTCCCCATGCGGTCGTTGATGCGGTGTTGTCTGTTGCAATCTCGCGCAAGACAGCGGTTACCGGGCTACGTCCAAGGCGGATGTCGGAAGGCTCTCTGCCGTACCGGATATGGATGATGTCGCTAACCGGGATATCGAATGACCTGCCATCCGTGGTGTAGACATAATGCGTTAGAGGGTTTACACCGTTACCGACAGGGCGCACCATGTCTTGTGGCAGGAACTGCAGAGCGGTCACCACACCACGGGTAGTGCTTCTAATCTTCCTCAGGTAGGTGTTGCCGAATAACTTATAGTCTTGGATAACCCAGCTCCAGAACAAAGAACCCATCACCATCGGATCAGGTTGTGCCATAAGAGCGATTACCGGGTGGTCTTCTACAGGCTCTGCTTGTTGGGAATCTACCGGGCGATAGTACTTGACTGTAGCCTGTGGGAAGTTCCTGATGTACCAGTCAATCGCGCTTGCCACGATACCGTTAAGCCCAAGGTCTCCCGCTACTCGTGCCCAGTCTTTGGTACCCCCTGGAAGCGCACGGCGCAGGAGCGTTTGCAGCTGACCGGAGCCATAGCCGGTTAGGTAGACATCACGGGACTGACTAAGCGGCAGTGGTAGTGCTTGTGTCGGGTTGGCTACAGCCTTGCCCCCCAAGAATCGGTCAAAGATACCCATGTGCCTAGTATCCCACAGGCAATAAAAAAGCCCCCTTGCGGGGGCCTGTCCTTTCTATCGGTTCCTGATTTCAATCAGGGCTTCTGCGATTCCTTCACCTTTTTTGATTGTCACCACAAGTGCACCTTCGAGTAATCCGCGCTCTACTAGTTGGCTTGCAACCTTGATATATGACCGGCGAGTGTTGCGCTCTACTTTGAGTTCATACTCATTGTTTGCCATGTGCTCAGGACACCATAGCAAGTGCATCAAGTTTTCAGATTCAAACTTACTCATTAGTTCTCGGTGCAGTGTGTAGTTTGTTTTGTTGTTCAGGAATAATGCTCGACTTTTTGAGCGTCCTGCTGTCCAGCCCCATACATAACCCATGTTCAACATTATGTTGTTTGCATTGTCCATATTGTCTTTGGTTGTCTTTGATGTCTGGTCTGCGATGATCTGCTCATCGGTCAAGCCAGATAGCATATTCTTTACAAAGTTGATTTCAGCTGTCGTAAGGTTGTCGGTATTCATGTGTTGAATATACACGCAAAGTGTATACACGTCAAGGGTATAGAGATATATATTTTCAGACTGCACCCCAGCTTCGCTTAGATCCGCATACCTGCCAAGCATAAGCCAGAGCATCCACCACGTCATCATGCCTACCAACTGGAAAGGATAACAACTCATCCTCAAAGTATGCCGGGAGCCCTTGGCAATGCATAACCTGTGATTGTTCGTATCTGGCCTCCAGAGGGGCAAAGCGGGTCACTTTGTCACGGTCTGGGCGTATTCCCCGGATAGGCAGTTTGGTACGCCGTAGAAGCTCCTGCACAACAGCGGCTTGATACTGCACCTGCTCGATGCCAATCATGGTAGGTTTCCATTTGTCGGCCATTGACTCAATGAAGCGTAGCACAGAAGCAAAGTCAGCACGGGTACGGTTGATGTCTCTAACGTAGATTGTCCCATCGTCACCACGGGATACGACAGCAACGCCGGTGTAGTCTGCTTCACTCTTGGTGCTGATGGCAAGGTCAACGCCGATGTAGGTAGGCAAGCCTTCTGGGCAATCACCGTAGCGCAACCACTCCCGCTTGATTCTTGCTCCAGCTGCATCGACGAACTCGGCTAGGTACTCTTGGCGGAAAGCGATGCTCGGCAATGATTCCCCAGCCTTGTCTACTTCGGTTGCATCAATCCAAGGGTTAGCGGTGGTAGGCATCTGCCATGCCATCCAGTCATCATCTTGACCAGCCATGCCGTATAGGGTCTTGAAGTAGTTAGAGCCCTTGGGAGTGCTGAGAAAGAAAGCATCTCCCTTGTAGTCTGTCAAGGTTGGTCGTATGGCTTCCGTCCAGGCTTGCTCTAGATGCCTTGCCATGGCGGCTTCGTCAATGATTACCCGCTTGTACTTTCGGCCACGGGCAACGGTAGAAGGGTCATCCAAAGTCCAGTAATCAATAGCAGCCCCGGTAATCAACTCGATGCGCGGTGCTGGAGTCTGCACAGCTCGCCGGATAACAGGCTGATAGATACGCTTATGATCGTTGTACGCCTCTTCTAAGAGCCTATAGGTAGGAGCAAACCAAGCGCATGGCAAAGCATCTTTTAGAACCGGATCAGATAAAAGGTTTCCACCAAGTGTTGTCTTTCCGAATCTTCGACCTACTCAGCCACAGGCAAGGACGTTGTATCGCCTTGCCTGTGCCAGTATTACCTTTTGTCCTTCATGTGGTCGAGGGAGAACCAATCGAATGTCAGGCACCAGTAGAACCTAACCCGCCTGTACGCTCATCTGCTGGGATATCGTCACCAACCACAAAGGGCGTAAACACCAACTGCGCTATGCGGTCTCCTGCCTCAATCACCCAGCCACCCTGCGTACGGTTGTGCAGTAACACCTTGATAGTGTCTGTATAGTCAGCATCAATAATGCCGGGGGCATTGGCAACAGCAAGACCACGCAAGGCTAAACCAGAGCGGCTACAGACAAGAGCACAAAGGTCAACAGGCATAGAGACATAAGTGCCTGTATCAACGCCTACAGTAGCCCCAGCAGGGATTGTGATGTCACCGGGTGAGCGTAGATCGTAACCTGCCGAGTACTTTGTGGCACGGGTAGGAATAACCCCGTGAAACCTAATCTTTACCATCTGCGTACTCCACAATCACTTTGACAGGTGAACCGTCTGCGCCTGTCTGTTCTACCCTGCTAGACCACTCCTGCTTGTGCTTCCGTTCAAGCCACCATGCAGCAGCTTGCCATGTTGTTTTAGTGGCATCTTGAATCACTGCAAGGTTGCGGAGTTCAGCTTCACCCTCTGCTTTTTCTACTGCATCCGAAAAAGCCGAATGCTCTCGTAGCCAGTTAGCAAATGTATCTTGTGAAATACCAGCAGCAGCACAAGAAGCCCTGCGGGTGTTACCACCTCGCAGAGCATCTGTAATCTTCTCAACCGTTGCTGGCGTGTACTTCGTTGGTCTACCGTTTGGTTGCTGGTCTGCCATCTTGGTTAGCCTTTTCTTTCTCTGCCATCTGCTGGACTAAAACAAAGATTGCTTTATCCATGTGCCATGTTTGCCCTTGCTGTTGCAATGCTGGGCACTGCTTGAGTTGAGTTAAGATATCCTTAGGTGGGTTCCGTAGTCTAACGGTTGCCATGTAGGCTCTCCTCGATTTCTTCTGTCGCAGCCCATACGAGTGCATCTTTCATTTGACGCTCACTGATGCCTTGCTGTTTCGCTCGTCTCTTGACATCAGCGTACAACCAGCGTGTATACATCTCGTTATAGACAGCCAAGCACCCAGCGCCCAGCAGGATACCAAGGGCAAAGGTAATCATCCCTCCACCAGCTTTTCAATCAGTGCGTGTAGTTCAGTTGCAGCATCTGTAATCAAGAGTTCAGGTGTGATTTCATTGGTGTACAAAGGCATTGTAAAAATGTTGCCACATGGAAACTCAGCTTGTCGGTATACAAGATTCCAGTGTGTGCTATTGAGGCGCTCAATGCTCAATGTCCTGTCCAAGTATGAAATAGTCATTTCATCTTTAGGGTCTTTGTTTTCAAGCATCCATTGTCTCTGCATCCATACGAGTTGCCGAGCGTACATCTGAAACTGCGTAAGGTCTACGTTTTGATACGTCGGCAATGCTCGGAACGTATCCTGAATGTCTTTTAGTGTCACTTCAATATCTCCCATGTCATGTACAGCGTAACGCCGTGTATGAGTTGATCAAACCCGATTATGTTCCAGAACTTCTCCATGTCACCGTTCTGGTATGCCTTGGTGCTTTCCCTGCTGGTGATGTAGTCGGTCAACCAGTGCAGTAGACCATTGATAATCACATATTTGGAAAACTTCCAGACATCTACATTGTTCCCCGTTACAAAGTGTACTAAACCTGCAATGAGGAAGGTAGCCACGTATAACAGGACGTGTATAGACAGAGACTTGTTGCATTTGGACTTTGTCTCAGCTATGTGCCTTGATTGCATCCGGAAGTCTGCTACGTAATGAATCATCAGGATAAACGGGAATGATATGTCGCTCATTCTTTCACCAGTCCGCTCTGTGGATCAATGGCAACCAGTGCCCAGTCGTTAGCAAACAAATCACCAGGGGATAGGCTCAACTCTTCCATCTGTGTTACCCGCCCTTTAGGGCCATGCAGTTCAAAGACATTCCACAGTTCGGAGTACCGCAGGAATACGGACCCTCCCCAGTCTTCCCGCCATACTGCGTTGCCACCACCAGTCATCAAGGCTTGCACTACATCTCCAAATTTCATCCTATTACTCCCATGGTTATCGGCAGGTGTTCAGCCATCAAAGCCTTGATGCTGTCTGCAATCTCCCTATGCTCTAACTGCGTATCTTCCTGCGTCCTAAGCTGCACGTAATGGATCCATGACCTAACCGTACCAGACATATACATCGTGGTAGGTGTGCAAAGCGGTAGCACCATTCGTGCCGTTTCCGCAGCAATGCCAGCTTTGATAAGCGCATCATACGCATCAACCGACTTATTGACAGCGAGGCAGGCAGAGTTCATTGTTTCCCACACGCTAAACGGTAAGGCTGCATAATCTAGTATTGGTGTTGAGCTTTGGCGGTTTGTTGTACCTGCAAGCCTAAATGTAGGGACTTCAGGATATTTAGTAACCTGTGCATACCTTTGGCTAAACTCTTGGAAACTGAAGCTCCGGTGCCTAAGAATCTGCGGAGCGATAGCCCGGGTTGTCTTTATCTCAACGCACATTGAAGCCATCTCAAAGATAGACCAGTGGCCATGCTTGATGCAGTAAGACAACAACCGGGATACGTCTGGGTTATCTTGGTTGGCTGGATTGCTCACCCTAGCGCAGTACCCGATGACCTTCTCCGCTTCCGGTGTAATCCAGATAAGCTTTGTCATTCCACCACCGTCCAGTCGTTAGCCAAGATATCAGCACCACGGAAGTAGGCAGGGCCAGCATAGTGCCGGTTACCGATGCCGTCCAGTTTGTACATAACCAAGGCATTGTCACGGATTGAATAGTGGAGTCTTGCACCATCTCTGGCAAGAAACTTGCCGTCCTTCATGTGCATAAGTGCAGCTGAAAAACCGATGCGGCAGTTATAGTGCGATGTCTTAGGCGCAAAGGATGCAATCGGCGTGGTGTCAATCTGATCGTATCCAACGCTTTCCGCATAAGCGAAAATCTCAGGGTCTCGAATCCACTTCTCAACGTTTTGCCGGTGTGCTATCTTTTCGGCATCCTTCCAAGCACCAGTCTGGCGGTATATCTCAACCGCCATCCGGATGCGTTCCTTCTTCTGCTCTGTGGTAAACGCTCTAGCCATTTCGTGCCGATACTTTTTTGTCAGGGAGACTAAGATCACTTTTTAACAAAGCTAAAGTTTGAGGACTTACTTGACTCTCTTTAAACCGATATACGCTACGAGTTCCAATATTGAAATTCCAATCTCTATCATTCAAAAAGTATTGCGTTTCACAATGTGTCACGCCTTCATGGAAGTGATATACATCTCGACGTTTATGACCACATTCAAACCAAAAGAGTATTTCAGCATCGTTTACGGTAACTGACCCACTTTGAATATGAGCATTTTCTTGCCCACAAATACAAGTTATTGTGCTTGTAAAAACTCTAACTGTTTCTTTCATTTATCTCCTCCGCTTCTTGTGCTATCCGATCGGCAAAGGCAACGTCCCTGGTGATGGCATAAGCCAGATACCAGAGTGCCTTGATGCTATCGGCGTTAGATGTGCCTTTATGTGGCATCCGTTGGATGTACTTGAGCACATTACCCGTTGCAAAGTCCAGCCCCCAGTCGTCTATGACGCTGAGGGCCTGAATGCTAGATGTCCGGTAGTGTCCGGT